GCAGCAGCCCAAGCAGCATCCCCAGCATCCCTAGCAGCAGCCCAAGCAGCATCCCCAGCATCCCTAGCAGCAGCCCCAGCAGACCCAGTAGCCCCAGCATCCCTAGCAGCAGCCCAAGCAGCATCCCCAGCATCCCTAGCAGCAGCCCAAGCAGCATCCCCAGCATCCCAAGCAGCCCAAGTAGCCCCAGCAGCCCAAGCAGCCCAAGTAGCAGTATCCAAGTCCTTTTTTGTGGCTTTACCATTAGCAAATTGCCGGGCGATGATGATAGCTTGCCGAGGTCTATCGTCATTAGGATGTTGTTGCTCAAATAGAGGTAATACCCTCTCGGCACAATCACAGGCAAATAACCTTATTTCCCTAATTTCCCTATCGGCTGGTTCAAGAACAATCCGTAGTGACCATATGGTATCATCTAACCCACAAACCTCTAATATTTTACTGAGCGGAATAGGGGTATCTAACCCATATTTACTTACTCCGCCGAGGGCTTCAGCCATTGCTCTGTAACTTGAAGTACAAGCTCTCGCTGCTTTTGCCTTTCTGAATGTGGTATGTAACATATTCAGTCCTCCCCTGTCAGGATTTTAACCTCAGTCTGAAACCTGAGTTGGCAAACTTTACAGTTGCGGATTACAGTCAATGCTAGATACCAATTCGGGCTGTCCATGCTTTCATGTAGAGAATTATCTAATTCCTTCCATGAAGCCCCACATTTAGGGCAAGTAGTCTGTAGTTTCAAACTGGCTTTAACCTTTTCACTTATGATTGGATTCATTTCACACCCTCCAAATATAAAGTAACCATTCATCAGTCCCGTGTATTGTTTTTGTTTTGATTGAACTTGTGATGCCGTAATGTATGGCTATCTGCCTTACGCTATGCCTAACCTGATACGCTCTTTGTTTATTATTGTATCTGAGTAAAGCTACTTTACCATCAGGCAGCTCGTTAAAAAATGATAGCCATTTCCCATCTCGTGTCCGTTTTGGGACATCCTCTACGGGTACATAGTCCACAGTTGATAGGTTGATAGGTTCTCTAGTTCCCATTTTAGCCTTCTTTATATTTCTTACATTTACAACCTTTCATATTGCATTTGAATCGCCCATTGTCATGGGCATACTGATAATGTCCGCACTTACAATTCATTTCAATCTCTTCTTTAGCCTTTCCATCCTCTTTGCTAACCGCTCTAGCCTTTTCTGGTTGACCCTGTGTATTCTAGCTTCTCCCTTCTCCCACCGCCGTATAGTGAAAATAGCTACATCCATCTTCTCGGCTAGTTCTTGCTGAGTTAGCCCCAGTAATTTCCGAAGTTCTTTAACATTTACACTATCCATAAGCACATATTAGCCTTTATATCTTCTTCTGCGTAAATACGGTTCTGGTAAATGTGCTATTCTATGGCAACCTATACACAACAATTCAAGACTATGAGGGTCGTCATAATTTTCTACATCAAGGTCTCCGTTGTGATGAACATGTCCTGATTTACCGACATAAATTCCGCACCGATTACATCTACCACCAAATTTTCTAACAACGAACCTTCTAGTAGCTGGCACTGGGCCAAGTAATTGCTGAACTCGTTGCCGAGAAATACCAGCCTTAATTGCGATGGCTTGATAGGTCATACCATCTAACCTCATTAGTAGCATCTCTTTTCTATCCATAACACTACTTTACCACAGCAAGTTGCGTTTGTCAATACCCCTAGCCATTTATTTTGTGCCTAACAAAAAATAGGTTCAATTATTTTTAATCAAAAGAAAAGAGAGGCAACTACCTCTAACCAAGAATACCCATCATCATGTTAAAGGGGCTTAAAATCGATTCTGGTGCGTTTCATAACAGGTAGGGCATACCCTTAGAATCCTGATAACAGTAACTCCTTGATGAAGCCACTTGTAAGGATGCCCAGGTTTAATATTCTTCCTGCAAATCTGACAGGTTAATCTGCACTGAGCTATTCGTTCTTTTGCTCTCCATTTTACTTACCAAAGGTCAAGTAATTTCGTAATCCCTGCTGACAGTCCTCCACCACCAAGTATTACAGCTATAATAGCCTGATTAACTTTGCTTCTAGTCTCATTGCCTCTGGTTCTCCCATTCACGATGTCAAGTTTATCATTGATTTTTTTAACATCACCTATCAGCCCGTTATCTTCAGGGTTTTCAGGGATACCAACAACAGCCTGGTATAGCTTGTATATCATCTGACGGGTAGCTTCTTTTAGTTCTTCTTCTGTTGCCATTTTAGATAAAGACCTCAAAGTCAATACCAGCCATTATTAGAGGAAGGGTAACAGCAATCTGCATAAATACCTTGTCCTTTGATAAATTACCCCACTCTTCCTGTCCCTCAAAACTAAATGCCCGGAACTTAATTCTGATTCTCACCTTTTCTCTTACCTCCTGAAGTCCTTTATAAGCCTCCAAAGGCACTTATTATCCTTTCTATGGCAAAGCCCAGTAACCCTGCCGTTAAGGTTATCTCAGTCCACAAGATGTACTTGTTGCTTTCCATTATAGTGACTTTTTTATGCAACAATATCAAGATAAGATGACTAAGTATCCATGCTACTGCCAGAAATAAGAAGCCAGAAGCATAAATCTCCTTTATTTTATCCCACACCTTTTTTCTCCTTTATAATTTAGGCAAGGAAACCAAAGACGTCCACGGTGCAAGTGCAAGCGTCCGTTGTGCCTGTAATAACCTTAATACCAAAAACTGAGGCAGCAGCACAATCCGTATACTTGGTAACATCCGCTCCTGTAATAAACATATAATCTGTCGCTAGTGTGGTCATGCTTGACAGGTCGACAGTCTGTCTCCAGGTATCGGCATTAGCCCCGGTTCCTAAGTCAAAATCAGTCCCACCTGCCATAGAAGCAGAGGGCTCTCTGACACAAACTGCAAATATATAGGCTGTCTTTCCAGTAGGCACAGTGTAGAGCGTGTTTTTCTGTGCCGTTTTCATATCCACACCTGTTACTGTGGCTAGTTTAGTTATTGAGTATTCATTTAATGCGCTCATTCTTCCTCCTAACTATAAACTACTTTATCTTCGTGTGAAACGACCGTATCCTCATAACACATAGGGTCTCCAGCAGCCTTCTTTGAACCATCCTCATCAAAATAACGGAGGTTTGTTCCCTCAATCCAGAGATAGTTGCTGGTAGGATTACCCCACTCTTGGAAGTGTATGTCGCGGTTACCAGCACCAGTATGTCCCCAATTAGCTCCTGAATCAGTAGAGTAGGATTCTTGCCCACTTGCATAACCTATATTATATCTGAGCTTCAAATCATCCGGGCCGACTACTCTGATAACTATAGCATATTCAGTGCCAGCAAATAAGCTAATTGGGGACATAGGTATCTCAAACCACTCATCTGTCCCTCCAATTGTATTACCATTATAAGTACCAACTGATAAGTCATCCCCAGTGGGTAAATTAGAACCATCTACTGCCCTGATAGAGACTGTGATTTCACCAACAGTATAACCACCATAGACATAACCTAAAAGTTTAATACTTGTTAGTATATGGGTGATACTCGGAGTAAATGACTGTGCTTCCCAGTAATTTTCATAAATACCGAAGTAATCACTTCCTCCCAGTGTTTCCCATCTTTCATATTTAGTAGCCATCAGTCAAACATATCCTTACCTACTGGGATTTGTAATCTATGAGTTACTTTCAACCTTCTTGCTACAAAGGTCGTGGGTATTGTTACCTCACCTAACTTAAAAGAGTTCCATATAGTTATCAGCTCATTAAGAGCATTGCGGTTATTCTCAATATTAGTATCCAAAGCAGTAATCATATCAAGGATTTGTGCGTTAGATAATCTACCATCACCAGTAGTAAGCATATTTGCCAGCATACTCTCAGGGGCAACCTTACCAAAACTCAAGGTCATATTGAAGGTCATCCCCTCGCTACCCAGTGGTATCTTAACATTCCTTTGTAAATACTGGATGTTACCCACTCTTGTATCGCCTTGTCGAGAGTCCGTAACCTTCACATAGTCCCATAGCTCCTGCCCTACATTCATTGGCACGGTAGCAAACCCTCTTTCATCATCCAGTTCATAGGTTTCTATCTTGGCTCCTGCTATAGCACCAGCCTCAATATCAGAGGCAAGCCTTCTTTTTGTAGTATGCACTTTAGGGGCTAAGGCATAGCTTGTAGCACTTGTAGCACTACTCCTATAAAATGGTTCATGTCCTTCCCCTGACTCCACTATTTCTTTGTTTGGATTGACAAACCGCAACCTGATAGTCTTGTTCCAGAAGGTATGGTCTCCTGCTACATTGAACTTGTATTCGTAATCATAAGTCGTGCCTGTGGTAGTCGGGTCAAAGATATGGATGGCCCCATCAGCTTCTACCCTCCTCTTGCAACTGGTATAACCCAACAGTTCGTCTATCTTATCTAACCTGCTTTCATTGGTAGAAATAGCGAAGTAATCGGCTGGTATGAAGCTGTTTATTATCCCATCATCATAGCCGGCATCATAAGTGATTGTAACCGCATCATAGCCCGCATAAGCCCCGTTAAGTCCTGAACCACCAGCTGCTACGGCATCTATTAAAGTTTTAATTGTGTTGGTATCGTCTGCCTCCTGCGTGTAATCCTTGAGAGACTTATCCTCTGCTAGTTGGTCTAGTATACTTATTGACCTGAGAATACACCTTAATATTCCCATACCAGAATGAAATTCCTGAACTCTAACCCTTAGTGGAGCAGTAGCCGAATACTCATCACCGCCACTGGTTGTCATACCATAGGAAATTACCGCCTGATAATGCTCAAAGTCTAAAGCGGTTAAAGCACCATCAGCATTATGCAAGATAATTTCTGCCTTGCTACTAGAAGGCGTCTCCGTATGGGTAATGCCTAAAACTCTAGTGCCTGTATAAGTCTTTGTGGCTTGACCTGAACGTGTAAACACCACCTTCCATATTGGGGTATAAGAAAGGGTTTTCTGTGCAGCCGTAAGTGTGGCGGAAAGATTACGCATTACAACTCACCTTTGCATCAGGAGGATATATTTTAACCGCACCTTGTTTAATGAGGTGCTTGGCTTGGCTAATACTTTTAGCCAACCCTACTTCCACTAGAAGTTTTGCCATATCAATATATGTTTTAGTCACGAGGATACCTCTCTTTTACTTTGGGTGTTGATTGGCTTCTTAGCTTACTAAGTGTCTCACCTAGCCTTCTCTCACCCCATGTTAAGAAGTTCTGATACACCACACCACCTCCAAGAGAGATGGCATTGAAGTATTTAGGAGATTTGTTTATCGATAACCTAGCAGCCACAAGGTCAGCAAATACCTCTTCCTCATTTGGTTTAAGTGTGGACTTAGTGAAAGTTACTACTGCCCCTGCTGCTGCAGCAGCCTCAAAAGGGGGATAGAAAGAGATTGCTGCTACTCCAGCACTGTTAGCGGTAGCAGAAGATGTGATAATATAGTTTTGCCTGTGAGTTGCAACTGTGAACTCACCACCAGACTCTATTGATGCCGAGGCAGCTAGACTTACAACGCTAACAGTAGTGGCTGCTTTCACACCACTTGTTGCACTAATCGCACCCACCCAGTCTGTCATCTGAGCAAGTATATGAGGTCTTAATACCCTGACCCAGACATTTACATTGGGAAGGGCAGACACAACAGCAGTGTTAGCATTACTATCGGCAACCTCACTCACATCTATTTCTATAACACCTTCATGGCATACCTTCCAATTCCTCTTAGCGCCTAAAGGATACTCAATAGACTCTATATTTGATATTTGAGGTAATATATCCCCAATATAGATTTGCCTCTTATTGGTGCATTTCTTGTTGTATATCTCGTAGGCGTCACCAGCATTCATAATATCGTCTGAGATACCAAGAACTGACGTGCTGGTATGAGCTGTTACCACAGCCCAAGTATTATCTGTAGTATTATGGACTACCTTCTCGTTGGTAGCATCAACAGCTAAGAACTGTAATTTCACTAGGTCTGTCAACTTATCCGCCGTCCCTGTAACGTCAGTGCCATAACGTGACTCAATCTTAAAAGGCAACATTACAATATGAGACTTGTAATTAGAGAACTCCTTTAGAGACTCTTCTATCTGATAATCTACTTCAGCTACACTGTAATCAGCAGTTCCAGCACTCTGAAGCTTGGTAACGACCAAAGTCGTCATCGCCTGATAATCTCTCAGCATCGCTCACCTCCTACTTCTTGGCTTTTTTCCCTGTGGGCTTCCATCCCTTCTCTACTGCATTTAGAAGCCTCGCTTGTCTTTTAGCCTTAGCCTTTGTGGTATGCTTGGCTTTCACCCCATGTGGTGTAGTCACTTTGTACCCATCTACTTTAGTAATTTTGACTGGCATTATTTATACCTCCACTTAGTAGTTAAATAAAATCTCTGTCTTTCCACGATATTGAAAGCACGGGGATACACCAAAGCCTCAGAGATAATACCATTAGCTAAATAATTATCAGCATCAAACATTCCAAGTGTTATAACATGGGTAAAGGATGTTAGTGCCCCCGGGGCAGCAGTTGCAGTTCCGAGAACTCCGTCAGCCACAGCATATAATTGTGTCCCAGTCCAGACTGCTCCTACAAGATGGAAGGGTGCTGCCGTAGTTGCAACAATGGCAGTTCTAGTGGTACTATCGGTGGCACAGGATACTCTTACCTCTGTGCCACCTTTATTGATACTGACATTGTTGGGGCTGTAACCATTTATGCCCCTGAGAAGTGAATGGAAAAGGTCGGAAGTCGCTCCACCTGAGTTACCCAGTCTTTTCCACCAGACTAGAGCAGTAAAAGCACTTGGAGTAAGAGTTATAGCACTAGCAGTTACTATGTTATCTCCGTTTCCCCCAAAGGTTCTACCTGTAGTTCCCCAAGTAGCACCAGTAACCGTGCAGACGTGCCCAAAGGCATCCTGAGACCTGATGCTAGGACTGCCATCCAACCTATATAAAGGTAAATACAGCACAGGATGCGTACTTCTTATATAACGTTCAGTAGCAAATTGCTTGGCAGCAATAATGCTTAGTTTATCAGCCATTTAATTTCCCCTTATGTCCCTGGCTCAAATTCACCTTCACCCTTTTCCTTGCCATATTGTTTTACCATTGAACGCTTGATTTTCTTGCCCTTTTCTGTTAGTGGCATCTACTTAAACTTCCATCGTGTCGCTTGGTAGATACGCCCATGGTCTGTTGGGTTTGGGGCTTTATTATAAATCCATGTTGCACCAATTATCCCACTCCACACAAAAGCAGTCGGAGTATCACCACCTATCCATAAATCATGAGTGGTATGGTGAACTATTTTGCCTCCAGCGATTGCCGTGGCTGCCTCTTCTCCATCTATGAACATAGATACCCATGAACTATCTTGTCCTGCTTCTATACAATGCCAACCTACTGCTAATGCTTTAGTAGAACCTAAGTTCCATGCAGGCCAGGTAACGCTATCACCGCTCTGGAAATAAATCTTATTATCGGTGTTAAGACGATAAAGGGTATATCCCGCTTTAACAAGCCCAGCTTCATGCTTGGCAAAAATACGCCTAACCGTGTCCAGTTCAGTTATTTGCACCCACGCTCCTATGGTTATAGGGTTTGGCTCTAATGATGCGGTTCTCGGAATTACAATAATACCATTTGCACCATCAAAGTATCTACCTTGCGGTCTCCACAAAGCATCAGTAACTGTTCCTATATGACCAAAGGCATCCTGAGACCTGATGCTAGGACTGCCGTCTAATCTCCATAAAGGCAGATATAAGACAGGATGCGTACTTCTTATATAACGTTCAGTAGCAAATTGCTTGGCAGCTATTATCGCTTCTTTAGTTGCCATTACTTACTCCTACGTCCCGGGCTCAAATTCACCTCTGATTGCACTGGACTCCATGAATCTGGCTATACCTGCACTAGCTGCTACGGCTGTCTGTATGCCTACGGCTAGAGAGAACGGCACAGCATTAAAAACAGCGTCAGTCTTTAGGTAGTTGATGTCAAAGGTAGAGTAGGTCTCAGCAGTAGTAACCGCAGTAGCTGCCGTTAGAGTCACCAAGATATCAGGGGAAGCTGTATTGGCGGTGTTAGCTATCCTTGCCGATACCTTCACGTTCACCGTTCCCGCAGCCGACTTATGACCTATAGTCAACTGCCCTTCGACGATACCACCGGTAGCTAGACCATCTATCTTTCCTACCCTCGCTGGAGCATATTGTATCCAAGCTCCCCAATAAGTAGAGTTAGCTGTGGCAGCAGTAGTAATGGTCGGTGAGCCTGTTCTTGTCCCAGTAGCTACCGCACCGTCAACCAGTGTCGTTTGCCCAGGTCGGAACTCAAAAGGCTCTCTTTGAGCCACCTTCTGTTCCATTGAGCTTCCTGACAATATACCCTTCGCTGGGTAAAAGTTAGTGTCATCCCCCAAATAGGGTATTCGCCCCGTGTTTAGTACCTTGTCCTTTTGACCTACATATTGTGGATATGCCATAATAAACCTCCTTATTTACTTGGATAAAATGCTTGCGCCCACTTTCCTCTGCCAACACTCATTAACTTTCCGCCCTTAGCTCTTATATCCATTAACCGCCTTAATTCCTTCTTAGCCTCTTCTACTTTCACCCTGAGTTCATAGTCCTCTTCAGCTTTAGCTACAACAGCTTGAACATCAGACTCTTTTGTTATCCCTACCTTCTCAAGCTGAGACCTTATTAGTTCGTCTAGTTGTCCTGCGCTTACCTGTCGGTCTCCTCTTTCTGGTAGGAAGAATATCAGAGACGGGTTCTCCCCCGTTCCCTGTATGTAAAGTCCCTTCCTCTCGTTTCTTCTCGCTACGTAAAGTCTCGGCATTATACTGCTACTCCACTTACTGTTTTAACATCTGCTACAGCTACGCCATTCATTTTACCAAAGGCTGCTGCTGCTACACCCATTACTTTACCTATGTTAGCCCAACCTCCTGCTGCCTCTGTTCCTGTGCCTTTGAGACTTATATCATTGGAGTTAATGCCAAAAGTAGCATCAGTACAAGGTATATTATCGCCACTACGCCACCAATGTCCTCCAGTTGTTGTTGTGCCTTGTTTTAGTCGCCCACTAGAAAAATAGGTTCCAATGCAATCATCTATCATAACGTCAATGGATATTGCTCCACCAACAGAGTTTAACGTAATGGTTTGTTTGCTCCCTGCTGCTACATTACCAAGAAGTTCGCTATCTCTGGTTGATAAATTATTACCACTTACCACAAAGAAAGTCGCTACCTCACAATCTGCTAAGGGATAGCCACTAGCAGCAAATATCTCAATAGTATCTATAGTGCCATCAGCTAGTGCCTTAACAGCTTGAGCAACCCTTGTATAATAACAATCGTAAGCTCTATCTATAGCCTCATAACCGACGACAATACTCTGAGGCTCTATTGGAATTACAGAACCTCCACCCTCAAAGGCAAGTCCCAAGCCAGCTAGTCGAGCGTTTACAGAACTAACCAATCCTACCAAATCCTTTGCCTTTACAGGTTTGACTGATGGTATACCCTTGTCTCTCATAAACACAGACACCAGATGGGCACTATCTGGTTGTACCAGTATATCGTCCAGTGTTGCTGTAGTATCCTTATTAAAGACGTTGCATACAAGATTCTCCAACTCCTGTAATTGGATGTCCTCTGGTACTGTAACTATGTGGGATAGGCATGGATTAGTCTGCCAAACCTTTGGGAGTCCTCCCAGCCACTTATCATAATCAGCCTGGTCGATAGGCGCACCCATCTCATCTACAGCACCTGGATACCCTCCAGGTGGGATAACAGGTACTTGGATATGATGCATAGCATAGGTCTTATCAGTCGGGTCTGGGATTAAATCAAACCTAACCTTCAGATAACCCTTGTGGGTATGAGTGCCCGTTGGATTAAACGCTATTCTCATACTAACTCCAAATAGGTATTATCAGGCTTGAAGTAAAGAGAGTCCCCTGTATTACCATAACCCACAATCCTAACCACATAGTCCGTTGTTCCTGAAACAACAGTCCCAGTTACCACACCAGCCGTTCCTGCACTTAGATATATCGGCTCTCCTATCGGTAATGCTGGGAACTTGGCATCTGCCCTTACCTTTCCCCAGAGCAACATAGTAGTGGTAGCTGCTGCCGTTGCTGCTAAGACACATACTCCAAGTTTTCCCCTGGAGGTAGTAGCTGACGATGCCACCGCCAAGTTCCACCTAGTAGAGGCAGCAGCTAGATAAGCTACATCACCAAAGGCTAAAGCTGTTCCCGATAATCCACCTTCACATATCCCAGAGTATTTACCATCGGCACTTAATACTTCATCAAGTAATAGTGGGTCATTTTCAGCCATCTGTTTGAGTAGATAAACACTATGTGGGTCAGCAGAACCAGCATGAGTGGTAATTAAAGCAGTAGCTGCTGCGACACTGGCTACTGTCCCTGCACCTCCGATGTGGGCAGCCGTAGAACCAGCGTGTGTTGTAATCAGGACTGTCGCAGCAGCTGTAGTTGCATAAGCAGCAGCAGCAACTCCACCTAGTTGACCGACATTGAGATTGGAAACTTCTGTGCTTGAGGCAACAACTATAGGTGCAGTCCCTTGAGCAACATCAGACTCTAGTTGATTTGCAGTAATCTTGTATGCCCCCACATCCCAATTAGCTGTCAGGGGTACTGTGCCGTCTGCCTTTAAGTCCCCTGTGCCACCACCAGCAATCGTAACGTTAATCCTATTATTGGCAGGGTCGTCTGTAGCAGCTACCCCAGCCCCAGTGAAGTTTATTACCCCACGAGTACCAACGGAGACAGCCTCATCCAGAATTGTTGGGACTTTTCCCCTTCTTATAATCTGCGGAGACATCCTTCAAGCACTCCTCTTAGCCATTTTCTAAACGCTCTCTTAATCCTCTTTAAGAAACTCATTTTCAATGGGAGAAACACAACCACAGTTTCCCCTGCTGCTTCTAGTGTGGAGTATATCTCGGTTGCTTTCTTCCAATCACTTATCTCAACAAAGTAAGCATCATCCACTATACTTATCTTGCCGAAGTTAAAACCCCTCTTAATGTAAAACTTGCGTAATCCTTCTTCTGTTAGCATTAGTCTAAATAAGAAATCTTTATCTTCGCTGTACCTGACACGGCAATAAACTTTATCTTACCCAATACCGACCGCCAGTTACCGTCAGTAAAGTCCAAATCATCTCCTATAAACATTAGATGCCCTTCTGAAGTAGTAGGCGCCGTTCCATCAGCCCTCCACCGAGCCTGTGCTCCTTCAAAGGTAAAGAACGCTTCGTGTACAGTAGCACCAGCAGAGAGGGCGGGAGATGCAGAATCAAGCCCTACGGCTAACGTAGAAGATGCTGTAAGAGTAGCAAAATCTATATTATTCTTTGCGCCCATCTTTCTTCACCTTGAATAATTCTTCTTCTGGTTCGTCTTCTTCTATAGTCGCCAACTCTTCTGCTATCTCTAAATCGAGAGTAACCTCAGCGTTATAATCCTTCCTCATCTGCTCCATAGTCTTGGAACCGGGTATGCGTTTTAAACCCATAATTTTTTCATTAAAGAACCTTCCGATTTTAACTCACCTCCTGCCTTTTTAGCCCAGATAGAACTACTCTCTGTGCTTCGGCGACTGCCCTTATTTTTTCCCTTTCTTCTGGCGATAATCCACCCCTTTTTTTCTCAGATTGCCATTTAATTGCTATTTCAGCCTCCGCCTTTTTGAGTTTTAAGAAAGGTAACATTTCCTCTAAAAATGATTGTGCTTGCTTATTGCAAATCATCCACCGCCAGAAAGGTCTATGTGATGGTGGATGGTTGTCCCTCCTATCACAATAAACTAAATCCAATTTCCCCATAATTCACCTCTCTAGTAGTTTCTTTAATAGGTCTTTGATTTCGCCCATATCCTTTTCAAGTTTATCTATTCTATCAAGACCCCCAAGTTCCTTCTTTGCCTTCTTTGTGTGCTTTGCTATAAGTGCAGTATGTTTTAACTTACAACCCTTAATCTCACCCTCCGTATCGTGCCAATAATCGCAATGAGGGCAATACAGTTTTAATTCAGATGGTTTCTGTAATAGCCACCCTTTATCAAGGTTAGCATCTCTAAGACCGTTTTCTCCCTTATATAAGTATTCGTGTATATCAGGCATAGCCCTGATTACTCTCCCATCAGGAGTCCAATACGTGCTTTTGGGTTGCCCACCTATACTCCCAGTTATACGAGGTTCATCTGATGTCATTACCATTATGCCTTTACTTTCCTTCTCTTCTCTGCCCTATTTAGGGGAGGGACATCCGAGTTTTCACCTTTCCCATTACCCCCCTTTCCTGGTAGGAACTTCAAGTCCCATATATTCTGTTGTGGGTTCATCTCAAGATAATACTCATCTTTTGATACGCCCAATTCATCCAGAGCATTCCCTGTCAACGCTGTCATCATGTCTTGCCTTTCTTTTAGCAATACCTGAAGCACCTGGTACTCCAAAACAGCCCCTCTTAACTTGTCCTTAATCTCTGGCTTTAGCTTGTAGCTTACATCCAATTTATTTCCCTCCTGATATTTTTCCCAAAATCCCCATCTTTTGTAAAAAGTATGAGCGTTCTCCTTGTTCATTAAGGTTACTTCTAAATCATTTGACCCCCTTGTAGCTCTTGGCATGTGAATACCTACTCCATGTCCACAGTAATATACCTTCCAGCCTTTGCTCTTTACAGCCATGCAATTATCTATATCGTCCCACCCAACATGACCATGAAAAACACCTTCTTCCAGGTTCCCCATGAGTGCCTTCTTACGATGTAAGGCAAATGCCCACTGAACCGCAGGCATCTCTATATCATCGGTAAAATAGTAACTGGGTGCGTCTCTACCATAGTCGCATGGCATACAACCGTTAAAAACTATTCCCGCACTTTCTATATTCCCCGAAGGGAAGATACACTTAAAGCCAACGATACCTAATTGAGGGTCTTGCTCAAACATTTTCAAAGCATGAACTTCCCAGTCAGGCTGTACAGTGACACTGTTCATTATCGTGGCTACATAATCATGCTTGCAGTATTTTAGACCAACGTTAAAAAACTCATTACCTTCTTTCCATGGTCTTGGATGATTGTGATAGGTAACATTGTTACGCTGTTTAGCCAATCTTTCAAAATAAGGGGATGTTACTTCAGCAGAGTCAACAGGATGTAATGAACCCTGCTCTATGGCTGCATCTGTGTCATCTAAAACGATAAGATGAAAAGGGGACTGCGTGTAGGCATAGATAAACTTTACTGCCTTTACAGTTACCTCTGGCTTCCCATGAACAGGTAAGATTATATCTATCGGGATAGGTGCTGCCCTTTGTGGAGCAGCACCTTTATCTTGTTCCATTTACTACTCCTTTTTATTATTAAGGCAGACGGAGTCGCCTGCCTTTGATTTAGATTAGCTGTAAGTAACCTATGAAGTAGTCCGTAGACGCTGCAGGAGCTACCATCGTATAACCGAGTTGCTGATGAACAGGCGAAAGTATAGTATCAGCATCAGTAGTACCAGATGCAGTGCAAGGTCTCCATGCTTGGAAACTAGCCTCTACAGTACAAGCAGCAAATGGCTCTCCTCTAGTCATAAGAGTCCCACCAGCCAGAAGTGTAGCAGGCCCTTTTCTCTGTAGCCAGCAGTACGTACTAGCAGCTACCGAAACATTCGGAACACCTGCAGGAATACCCACCGCAGTAGTACCTGCTGCCCTTTCTATGACAGCATAAAACTCGTTCTCTCTTATGGTACACGTTGTCGTACCATTCGCAAGAGCTACCTTGATTGGGTCGTTTGGATAGAGAGTAAAGGTAGCTGTACCAGCAGCAGCAATCGTGTTACTTGCCTTGATTTTATAGGTGTATCCCTCACCAGTATTGTTATCAATACACAGATACCCCTCTGCATACTGGTCTGCTATTGTAACAAGTGTAGTAGCAGGCATAGTAAGACGAACATCCGTTGACCCAATGGTATCAGCCGTTGTGCCAGCAACCGCTATATTGATTGATGTGCCAGCAACCGCTTTCTGCACAGCAAGCCTGCCTACTCTCACTGAGTTGGCTTGCGTATAAGCGTGAACATACTCACGTCCATCAGGAAGTACCATTGGCGTTCCTAGTGGCAGCCCACCTATCCGTACAGCAGCTGTGCCTGAAGCTGAAGTGATTTTTTCGTCTCCGTAATCTCCGTAGACTACATTTGGGTAACTCATATTACCTCCTATTTAGTTTGATTTCAGTTTTTCTAAAGAGAACTGTCCTTCTCCCAAACTCTTTTTTCTTTTTTCCTACTTACCTTTAAGCAGGAGTAGTTGCATCTGCCCATATTTCCACAGTCCAGCTAGGAGCGTAGTTACCTACACCATATCGCCCTGCATAGACTAGCTCCCAACCCCTGAGAGATTCGTCTCTTGTAGGTCTGACTGATGGCTCTCTGGCTGATACGTAGATGATACCTCCACGCTGCCCAGAAGCGAATACGCCCCCTTTAGCCGATACCGCTGTCAGAGCAAGGTTGCCATCAGTAATGACAGGCATTCCAAAAAGCCTGCCAATAGAGTAGTTTCTGATGACATCTTCAGTCATAGTACCTGGCATTGCCTGATTACCCTGCGCTGTGCCAGAAGTAACCAACTGAGGCATAATCGGCGTCAACACATCCACAATGTCCAACTCTTGGAATGGATGAATTACGCAGACATACGGCATTGGAGCCGGCCCTGGAGCAGTAGTACCTCCTGCCAGAATAGCCCTCGCAGCAGCAATATGCCCCATCGCTAGAGCATTTCCTGAGCCGCACAGGCTAGTAGCACCTTGATCCAATCGTTCCAACAGGTCTATGTCTCGTTTCTTCTCGTATGCGTCACCCAGCAGATTGCCAGCAGCCCTGATTAAAGCCTCATTGTCATCCTCAATAACCACATCTGTAAGAATGATTTTAAGACCTGCCTCATAAGGCGTGACCTGGACATTGGTATCGGTCATCTTCTCATCATTAACCATATCTATGCCTTCAGTTAGTTGACGAGAAACGACCTCTCCAAAATATGGCACATTAACCGTTGAGCCTTTGCCCTTCGGTATATTCCATACTAGCGGTCTCATTACCGCCTTAAACTGCTGGGTGAATTGAGCCTCCTCAATAATCGTAGGAATAGTGTCGCCAAGTTCACCCGTAGTTGTCGCCATTTATTTCCTCCTTATTAGATTCCCTTTGACCGCCTCCATGCCAAGTAGTCGGCTTTAGCGGTAGAGTTATCGGGATTATTCCTATAAGCCTCCCTGATTTGCTTTTCAGACTGATTACCCCCTGTTGCCCTGTTAGAGTCAGGGTTCAGGGATTCAGAAGGATTTACTAAGTCTTTGGCTATATCCTCTATCGCTTCAGATGTGCCATCCGTGAACTTTGCCAACTTAATTAGTTTCTTAGGGTCAACTCCAAGACGAGTGGCTATCTCACGAGACCTTTGCTCCCTTGTGAATTGTGCCTTCTCCTCGTCTATCTGTCTTAACCTCTCGTTGGCTCCATCCAGTTCCTGTACCGTCCTGGCGAGTTCAGCATCAGCCGTAGCTTTTGCCAGCCGTGCCCTGAAAGCAGTTAGCTTATCAGGGTCATCTCTGATGTCCTCCTCATAGTCCTTGAGCATCTGTGTTACTCTTTTCTCGGCTGCCTCGCCTGCCGTGCGATGCATTTTTGCTTCAGCTAAAGACCTGTTAGCATCAGCCAGAGCATCGCTCCTTGCCTTGTTTTCAGCAGCCTTGATTACCTCCGAAGTTTCCTGTGTCACAACAGAAGTTTCTCCGTCCTGTTGTTTCTCAAGTCCGTCCATTGTTTACCTCCTTAGAAATAAAAAGCCCGCTTTACGGACACTGGGTCACATAAAACGGGCTACTCCGAGCACTATTTATTTATTTATTAAAGTACTGTTTATATTATAAGCACTATTTCCTGAGTTTGTCAAATGGCTTGTAACCTGAGCAGTAGAAGCTTTAATCGTCTGGTAATAATGACAACGAGGACAATATATTTCTAGTTCACCCTCCAGACGGAGAGCCAGCTTTTTCCCGCATCCGTCACATCTCAACGAGCCATCTGAGGCTATCACCTGAACCTCCACTCTGCCATTTCCAAGATATGAGCCTTTGCTTTATCCCCGAATTTCTCCCTAATCATTTTAAGATATTCAGGACGTGTAATATATCTTAAATACGCCTCATCCCTGAATTTTACTACTTCATAGTCAGCACAGATATTAGGAGAATACTGATTGAAACTAGACCAGTCAGTAGACTTATCCTTTAGACTTTCATACCATTCACTACCTGGATATGGTAAAGCAACATAGAAATTGACAAACTCACACTGAAGGTCTACAGCCATAGCAAACGTCCTCTTCATATCGTCACCGGGCAGACCAAACATAAAGTTACCCATAACATTTATACCAGCTTCTCTTGTCATCTTCACGGCTTCAGAGGGATTGCCCTTATCCCCTCCATCAAAGCCATAGGCTAACCAATTAAAACCAGCCCCCTTCATCTTTTTAAGCAACTCTGACGTTATTGTATCCGCCCTTGCATAAGCCCATATATTCAAATTGAAATCCTTAATCCCATCGCATATATCAAAAACGTGCTGTTTGTTCAAGGCAAATAACTCATCACAAAACTTCAGATTCTTTACACCCTTTGAAACTAGATAACCTATCTCATCTATTACATCTTGTGGTTTCCTGAAAGTTATTCCACTATATAGTGTGTGTATGTTACAAAAGTAGCAACTGAACGGACACCCGAAACTAGAATATACCACCCCATAATTCCCCCTGCTATCAAGGTCGTGCAGACAATGCCAGTTATGTGCTTTGTATTTAGAGAAGTCAATTAAATCCCAACGTGGTGTTATCTTGACGAGTTCCTCTCGTGTTGGCATAGGATAAGTTGCCTCTTCAGTAGCTATAGGATGAAGACCTGCTATCTTTGCGTTTGGTATTTGTCGTAATAACTTTTGAACTTCAAGCATCTTGGGGGTAGAGGAGGCAGAAGGGTTATTACCCATAACCACAATAAGAACGTCCTCACCATTGTTAATAGTGATAGCTTTTTCAACTTGTAAATCAACTATCCTATCACCATCAGCAGCTAAATAGGCACACCATATAGGAGGCTCTATCGCTGAAAACTTACCAGGTACTTTACTGTTTGGGTTTACTATTATCATAAATTATTTTAGTCCCCTCACTCTCGAACTTAAACGGCGTATAAGTTAATTCGCCAAGAGTCTTTTTAACTGTTTTCTGTTTCTCAGGTTCTACAACAAAGAGTATGAACCCACCACCTCCACCACCACAGAGCTTACCCCCTATCGCTCCAGCATTTATTGCTGAGTCATAAATACTATCAATAGTAGGTGTAGTGATATATTTGGATAACTGTTTTTTTAATTGCCACGACTCACCCAGCAATAAACCAAAATCAGTCCAGTTACCTTTTCCTATAATCTGTAAACCATCATCTACCATATCTACCATCCGGACATAGAGCTTCTTGTGTTTCTTCATATCAGCAATTTGATAAGATATTAACATACTAGCTCGTCTATATTGGTGTGTGTCAAATAACATTAGATAATCCTGTAGTTTTTCTCCTTGAATAACTGTATCCCTGATACAATGCCGATTAAACCTCAGTAGGTGAAACCCACCAAGAGCACATAGATACTGGTCTTGTGCCCCCACATTGCCACCCATCTTATCCTGCTCCCATGTAGTCGATAATCTAGCTATTGTGAGCTTATCAAAGTCAGTGCAAGCCCTCAGTAAACCTACAGTATAAGCCGAACTTGAACCCAACCCTGACTCGGTTGGTAAATCAAAAGTCTTCCACGACTTGCCATCATGAAGCATTACATAGCAATACTTATCTATTGTGACTGCTAGAACCGCTCCCTCGTGCTCGTTATACCACTGGAAATAATCGCTTCCTCCGCCTAGAAACGATATGCGTAGCGGAGTCCTTGAAATAATCATATAAAATCAGACCCGTGAATTATTTTACCTTTAACGTGGATTATCTCAATACCTAGTTCTTCGCAGACCTTCTTTTCATCAGGTGGCATATCCTCAATACTCTTGTCACTACCCCTACAAAATATATCAGGGTGAATATGAGCTATCATCTCAGAGACATAGGTTGTCCTTTTATCCAATGTGTTGACATAAACCTGATGCTCAATATCTAAACCCCTCATTATCAAGTCTAGTATCTCTGCCCTATCTTCTACTGGCTCATTTACCCTGCCCTTCTTCATTTCTGCTTGCTTATTATTGGAGACAACGCATACTAAACTATCCCCTAGCTTAGAAGCCCCCTTAATATAATCTAAATGGGCATAGGTAAATGGGTCAAAATGCCCGCTTATCATTGCTGTTTTCATTTATACCTACTTTATACTAGAGTTCACCATACCCCCCATGCCCCCAACATATTCCACGCATAGAGTAATATACATAACCACAATAATGACACTCTCTCAGGATTGCTCTTCGCCCCTTACATGAACATATTGACACGGACTCAACAGTCAACCTTGAAAGACAGTTAGGACAATGGTTAAAGGGTTTGGGAGACGGATAGAATTTTCCCCCATTCTCCTTCATTACTTTTTCAATCTGGTTTAATTTGTCCCACAATTCATTCTTCCGACACTCCCTTTCCATAAGGTCTTTAAGTAACATTTTTTCCTTATTTTTATGTTTGTCTAAGAGTTTAGTTAAACTTAGTCTCGCACTTTCTTTTACCACCTTCCCCTCCTTATGGGAAATTAACGTGCATACTATCCTTTATACTTCCCAATGGGGTTTCCGCAACTTTCTTATAAGAGATATTAAGCTAATTAACATCTGTATTATCAATATTGCCAAAAAGACTGCAAGGAATTTTTCCGACCCATTCATATAATTATCCCCCTATGGAAATGCTAAGTGCATACTATCTTCTAGCACTACCTTCTCTATCTGACGATTATATTCTCCCCACGTGCATCTACTACAATCCCTATCAGGCTCTATACTCTTAATCAAACCCCTGTGTTCATCATTCCCCCATTCCTTAACCTCAAATCTAGGCTCAAGACGGTGGTCTACACAGACATACATCTTCTTGTCGGTGCATATTTGAATAACCAGAGGACTAGCCCAACACTTCTTGAAGTCGTGTTTGACATGAAAGTTTTTATCATACTTATGCGTTACCGTGTAAACCTTGAAATCATCACGTTCCATTTCTCGGCACTTCTCTAAAACTTCCATAATATGATTCATATCAAGATTAAGCTTCTCTGACTTAGAATCCCTCCTTTCAAGGTCAACAGGTCTTACATGGAAGAAGTTAGCACCACTAAAATAGGTTGACTCACAGGTATTAACTAACGTATCTATCGTTTCTGGTAGAACTAAAGCCCTGACCCCAAGGGTAGTAGTGGTTTTATTCTTTGCTATCTTTTGAATATTCTCCCATACCTTTAGGCAGTCATCTGTTCCCCTAACTTCCTCATAAACACTAGGGACACAGGTATCAACCGACACTCCTATCCATTTACACAGTAACAGAGCATCTATCAGGTCATCATCTAAATTCACCCCGTTGGTAACAATAGCTCCTTCCATACCCAAAAGGACTCCTGTTCTAGTCATCTCTGCTAAACGGAGATTTAAGGTTGCTTCTCCACCACCACCCCAGCAGAAACCTCTTACTCCCCAATTAGAGAGATTTATAAGTAAGTCCTCCATATAATCCCTACCCCATCTCTTTAGATGTAATGGTTCATCCCTGAGATACCTCTGTGAATTGCAGTAGTAGCATTTATTATTGCAGACATTTGCTGGGTCAAGGGATGCCTCAATCGGAGGAGGCAACTCGTTCTTGCCATCCATCCACCCTATTATCTTCTTGTAATTTTCGTAGTAGGTTAGCCCCTTATCAGAATTCATAGGATTATATTTATTGCTCCATTCCATATAAGTTCATATCCTCTATTAGTAAATAATTACCAGGGTTTCTATAGGCAACGTAATAAAACACCCAAGCAGAATGAGGTGTGTCAATTTTAAGAACACTGACATTCTTTAGCATCTTACTAAACACTTCCGTATAATCCCCACAATGTTGAACCCCAGGATACATCGGGTTTTTAGAACCTATCCCTACCCTTATAATCACCTTAGCGTGATACTGACCGTGAGTGAACTCCTCTAACTTATCAAGGTGGTTGACTAGCTGATTTACCGCCAATAATAGAAAGTCAAAGCGGGGATAGATTGAAATAACCGTCTTACCTGTGAGAGCCATACCAATACTAAGTCCCATCTGCATCTCTTCGGCTACAGGCAACTCAAGTCTCTTTTCTAAGGGAACACCTAATAGTGTCTTGAACATAGCATTGCCAGGGTAAACTACTGACTGCCCGACAAAGATAGTATCAGACTTCTCTCCTAGCCAAGTCATCGCTTTAGTTAGTTCTTCTTGATATGTCATTTTCTTATTCTTGTTACACTTACAGAATCTCCGCTTCCTTCATCCATCCCACCCATTCCATGCTGACCTTTGTGAGAGCTAATAATAAAGATTTCTCCTTTGTAGTTGAGTTGACCATTCATATCCCACAATAAGACTACCCATTCAGGGAAAGGTTTTCTATTCCAAAGGCTCCAAGAACCATTGTATTCATTATTTGCTATCATCCAATCAAGAGGTGGAATGCCAGCAATTATCGCTTCTTCTTTCTTTCTTCTATCTGCCTCTTGTTTTAACTCTCTTTCAAGTTTATATAGGCGTTCCTCAGATTTCTTTAACAACTCCTTTTTCGCCTGAACATCTTTCCTCTGCTGAGCGATTTCGTTTTCTTGCACTTCACCCTCCTTAAAATATAACAAATTTCCCCATTCCCTGGTGAGGGAACTCCCTTTGATAAGAATACCGCCATACTTTTCCTGTTGGAGTATCAACACTAAATCCGTTGTCCTCTACCACAAAGTGTATTGGGAGTTTATGCCCTGTGGCATACTTTACACATTCATGGAAAATACCAGTCTCACTTGCCATATCTCCACAGAAGCACCATACCACCTGTTGTGTCATAGCAACGCCAACCGCTATAGGTAGTATGCCCCCAACAATAGCTGACGAAAAGAAGTTGTATTCGGCATTGTTTATGGTAATGCTTCTATTAGCAAGTATCTCAGCCTTTAGCCATTCTGGGGGGATACCCTTTAAGAGAGCGTGATAATGTGACCTATGATTTGAGAATACCCAATCGGTAGGCTTAATATCTCTGAATATCGTAATAAGCTCATATTCATTCCCTTTGGATAAATGAACAGGAGAGGGAATTTTAGCCTGCTCAAATAGACTAGCTATATCAACTTCAAAGGCAATAAGCTCTTCCACTATTCTTTGCTGCAACTCCTTTTTCATTTTTAATCCTCCAATGGATGATAAGTTACATATTCATAATTACAGTCGGAACATTGGTAGAGATAGTAAAGACCATAAAAGAATTTTATCATTTTGACCTTACTAGAGCATAAGGGACATCTCCTAATCCATAGGAAACTATGTGGTTTTGGAATTAGACGACTACATTTCGTTAGGGTTATGAGGTTTTCTCGGAGGTTATCATCTTCTTCCCTTTCTTTTTTCCTTAACTCATTTACTCTCTGCCTCATTTCACTTAACTTCGCTGGACTTGTCTTCAACACCATTTCTCCTCCTTCCTACAAGGAATATCTACTGTAATCCAAATATCTTTACGCATCATCTAATCGGCACCACTTCGGGTATCTCCTCTATCTCCTCTATCTCCTCTATCATCTCTTCTACTTCCTCAGCAGTCTTTTCACCGGCAGTTCTGCCTGCCCTCCGTCTTTTCTCAGTCATTGTCATAGCCCATATCCCTACTGATACTCCCCACTTATCCAAGTCAGGATTATCTAGCCTAAACTGGTCTCTCTTAGCTTGATTGAATTTAATCCTGTTATAGGCTATCCACTTATCAAGAAGTTTCCTTGTTGGGGGTACTAGGCGGAAGTCTGCTCTTTGATTGCCCAGTGTGCCTAAGTAGACCTCTTTGTAAAAGGTTGGGTTTTCTATTAAGAAGAAGTCATCTTCATAGAAAGGCATATCTGGATAATCTTCAGGTTTCGTTATGGAGTAGAAGGCAACATAATTATCTATGTGTTCTAATGGGACTTTCTTATCATAAGCCTTAACTTTCAGTTCCTCTTCTGGTGTTCTGGTTTCTTTCTCCAAAAGTTCGTCATACTCTACCGGAGGAATATAATCAGGCGGTTCTATCCCCTTAATGTCCTTCATTTCAGCAGCAAACTCAGGGTTTTCTATTAAATACCGCTTCTGCTTAAAGCCAGCAACAGGTAAATCATAGTAAGCCACAAAGTCGTCTATCCTCGTAAAGCCCTCAGAATGGGCTTGTATCTTTCTCTTAACTATAGAGTATTGCTCAGACCCCTCCTCTAAACCACCCAGTTCGACATTAAGGCGTATCACCTCTTCATTCCAATCACTACCATCATCTGTTAGTAATTTATTGTCTATTGCCCACTGGTGAACTTCGGGGTTATCCAATAGCCAAGCCTTTGCCTCTGAGCTACCAGCACCAAACTCATCTATTTTATGACCTCTATCTACCCACGAGTCAACAAAGTCAGTGCCATTATTATCATAAGCCTCTATCTTTCTGGTGTTATCTTTGTACTCCTGTGAATTTTCATCCAAGTCTTTGTTTGATATTTTTAATTCTAACGCTTCAACTGAAGAGGCAATCGGCTGTAGTCCTCTCCATTCTCTATAGGCATCATCCTGTGCCAAAATAAGGTCAGCCTGTAAACTGCCACCACCATATTCACTGACAACATCCTCATAACTAAAGTGGCTATCTATAGACCCTTCAGGCGGTAGAGTAAATTCAGGTATAGCATTGTCAGGAATATCTAAAGACTTTATAAGGCTCTTGAATTCGTTGTAGGCTTCTTTGCTGTAAATACTAACTTGCCCCCAGACAGCCAGTTGAGCGTTTTCTTTGGGGTGAGTTCTCAGATATTCGTCTCTTGGTTTAATCCCTATCTCATCCTTATGTAGTTTAAGAAACTCAGCCTGTTTAGTCTTATCAGTGATTGAGTGATATTCCATCAAAAGAGCGAATTGTCTCTGAGAGAAATTGCCGAGATTGGCTTTAGTGTATTTTTTATCAAAGGCTGTTAGTGCGTCCTCTCCTTTGTAAGTTACTTCCTTATACTTACCACCTGGTTGTAGTTCATCATCAGTCCACTCGGCTTTATCGCCAGCAGCAACCAGCTTTTGCCTATCCGTCCACATCTGGCGATACTCAGTAAAGGTAGGTTCATCAAGATTTGGGTCAGCATTAAGCGATATTAACTTCTCGCTCGGTAGAGTGCTTAGATGTTCTTTGATAATCTTGGCATTAACAATCGCCCTGATATATTCTGGGAAGCCCTTTTCTGCCGTTAATGTAGTAGGGTCAACACCAGTAAACTGAGAAGCAGTATCAGCCCAGAAGTCAGCCGTATCATAAGGTGGCTTTGTTATGCCATATCCAGTATTCTCTAGATACTTTGGTAGCCCAAGTTTGGTAAAGTTCTCCTCCCAGTCTCCAGTATAGGTCTGGACACCCTCACCATAGATTGCTGGAATAGTAACCGCGACACCTATACGCCAATCTTCCTCAGCAGCTTCCCACACATCGTTAATAGCAAATGGTGTTATTTTCTCAATCCAGTATTTTGCGTCCTTAAAATCTATTACCCCCCCAATAAAGTTTCTCCCAGTGTAAAATTCCAGCATAGCGGAGGCAAGTGGTGATAGGGAATTTGTAATGAAACTCGTCAGAGCGCCTTGAGGATTTACATCATATTCCGCACCGGTTACCGAACTTACGCCAGTCTTAGTAACAAGGCGAGTATATAGAACAACAAATTGTCTCTGACCAGCCCAGGGGTCAATCCTAGTATTACCAATACGGGCACTCATAAACTCGGCATTACGTGGGTCGTCTTCTAAGTCCCATAAGCCGAGCCAAGAACCCAGAAACATAACTCCAGCTATCTCGGCATTTGTTAAGAGGAAGTCCCTCCATGCCTCTTTTATTATACGAGGGTTAAAGTTAACCTTCCCTTGTCGGATAGTAACACCAATCAAGTGTGTCGGGGCTAAGAACCTACCAATCTTTGACCTCGCTGCGAAGAAGAAGGCGTTCATAGCAGGAGCTAGTCCTGAGAACCTCCGTAGATTAGCTCTTTGAATCATATCGCCTAGCATTGCCTGATGGTCAGTCATCTCTTGGATTATATCAAATGCCTCACCCTCTTTAAGAGTTATCTCGCCAGAGGCAATCTTCTCCGAATATCTTCTTGACCACTCAAGTTTTTGCTTCCACACTCCCCAAACTATCTTATTTGTTCCAGCAGAAAAAGCTCTTTCAAAATACTTAATGTGAGGCAACTTTTGAGTAAGTCTAGGTATCAATCTCTCAACTGTAGGAAAACCAAACTCCTCAGCCGTTCTCCATCGTTCTGTTCCCTTTACTCCTGCAAAAGCTGGCACACGCAAAGGGTCGTGCCCTGTATCCTGCCTAATCTGGTCGTATATCTGAAAATCAGGGTCTCTTGTTATTAACTCCCACTCCGCCTCAGTATGTTTTTGGCTAAACATAGACTGCCAAGCAGTAGTGTGTGCTTGAAAACCTACAACAGGATGCCCACCAGCTAGAGCCTTTGATTGTCTCAAGAAAGAATTATCAAAACTCGCTTTGTTAGCTCTGAGGAAGTTACCAATATCCAAAGGAGACCAGAGGAGTTCCTTTAGCACCCTATTCAACATACTCTGTTCCATAAAACTGAACATCGGTGGTTGCTTGAAAGCATTATCAATAGGTGGGTCAAACTTCAGTGGGACTGTTGGCGGATAAGCTCGGTCTCTAGCTTCAGTCCGGGCTAGCTGAAACTCATCAAAGGTAATCTTTCCCTCAGCCAATTCCCTGGCTAGTTCCAAATCACTCTTGGCAAATTGCAAATCAGCAGGGGAACGTAAATCACTGACATTAAGGGCTTGATAAGGCTTTTCTCCCAGTAATATCTGTTGACCTTCTTGGGTCAGCCCTAATTCTCCAGTAGGTGCGTAAGTTAGTTTCCCTCTTGCCTCAGTAGGTATATGTAACGCCTCAGCTTCCTGCATTGACCAAGTTGCGAGGCTTCTAAGATACTCAGCCATCTCCTGGTCTATAGGTATTGGCTCTCTACCAGTCTCATGGTAAATCCCCTCAACCACATCCCTTATGGTCTTCCCCTCCTTAGCTATTGTATCAAGGGCTTTCATAACTTCTGGGTGCTCACCAAAGACATAATTTAATCTATCCCAAGCAGAACCACCTTGAGGGAATAGAATACTTCCCGTTCCCTTTTCTCTCGGTATGGCTTTTGCTGACCGTATTAACTTGCCCTGTGCATCTCTAAGTGGAAGAGCATTAAGCAAAGCTGTATATGTAGATGCCATTTCAAAAGGATATTCCTTCATTTTCACAGAAACTTCTCGGAATAATACATCCCGCATCTGGTTTGTCAGGTCATCCATATAATCTGTTGTTATAACAGGTAATTCGCCAGATAAAGTTTCTTGGATTGCCTGTTTCATAGCTTGCTCAGCAGGCATACCTTGTTCAACAATTAGTTCCTGCGCTCTAGCCTTTAGGTTTTCAGCCTGACCACTTCTAGTTTCTCGTCTTAGTTCCCTCGTTAATTCAAAAGCATCCAGGGTAGATTCACTCATTACATATTTACCAAATAATGCCAGAGTCCTAACACGTTGAGCAGCAGTTAACACCTTTTCACCAGTAGGAGTTAAGGCAATTTCTTCAGGAGTTGGTTCAGGTAATACCTCCGATGGTTTCTCAGTCATCTGCCTTTTAATAGTAGCCTCATGCTCCTTGATTAGCTGTTTCTCCCTGCGGATTGCCATCACCCTGTCAGCAATCTCATCGGGGGTCATATTGAACTCTTTGGTTAATTCATCAAAAGCATCGGCTATTGGTACTCTATTGTATTGAGGAGTCCCTTTTTGTGTATATCTTTCAAATGCTTTACCCGGATTAAGAGCTTGTGCTTGTTTCAGCGTAACGTAATCAGGGAATATTTGCTCACGAATAGAGATAAGAGAGTCAAGTCCCACATTCCTGTTACCCATCTTGAAACGGTATGTAGCCACAGGGTCGCCTTCGTGTGTGGCTTTCAGCCCCTCAATTTCTGCCTGAGCATAATAAGCGTCTTGGACATCAGCAGGTGCTTCCTCAGCAGCCTGTCTAGCCTGCTCAAGTTTAAGTTGGTCTTCCATCGAAATCTGGACTACTCTACCCTTGCCCTTTGGTCTGACTTCTCTAGCGGGAACTCCAAAAGCAGCTTCTTGTATTCCAGCTTCAGGCATACCAGCCTCAGTAACAGGGGGAGTAACCTCTGGTGCAGGTGTAACCTCTTCAGGTGTTACCACAGGCTCTACAGGGGCTACTTCAGGCTCTATTGTGGGGATTTCTTCTACTGGGGCTATTACACCTTCCTGCTTCTTGATATGTTCAAAGGCTGCTGCCTCAACTTCGTCAGTGGGCTTAACCTGTTTTAGAGCCTCTTCCTTATCAACCTCCTTAATAGTTTCCTCTAATTTCGCTTTGGCATCTGTATCATTATCAACCATATAATCTAAAGCTCTCAGTTTAGCCCCTTCACGAACCAAACCCTGAAGGACAAGCTCTTCCGATATGCCATCAAATACCTGTTTCTGCTCAGGAGTGAATTTATCTATTGTTCTATCTTGTATTTTAGTAAATAATGTACCAGCACCAACAAAAGCACCACCCATCATAAAACTTATCAGCACTGTCATCTTGGCTTCATCATCCCACTTAGTTTCTCTACCAAATGCTTTGTTGGTAATAAGATTTTGGCTTAGTTCCTGACCACTTTCAGTCAAACCACCGCCAACTATCTTTCCCCCCACTATCACACCTTTAACCAACCCTTTATTAAGAAGACTTTGGAAAATAGCTGGCCCGTTACCAGTAAATATAGCCCCTAACTCTAAGAGGTTTGAACCTGTTAGAAGGGCAGCATTTTGCCAGTAGACGCTACCAGCTATCTTTGACGCCTCTTCAGGACTCTTACCCATGTCTATGGCTTCATTATAAGCAGCACCAGATTCAAGAGCAGACTCACCTAATGCACCTATTGTAGAACCAGTAACTACAGCAAATATGCTTGTGGCTGTAGCACCTAATCCAATCGCTCCTGCTACCGGTACGGCTGCACACGTAGCGACAATAAGAGGTAACATCATTGTAACCGAACTTGAAATCATCTGTACTCCCGATGTAGCCCAGAAATCTGGGTTAAGAACAGTCTCCCCAAATGTAGTATATGGCACCATCGGTGGCCCCAAAGACCCTAAAAAGTCACCTAACTCTATCAGGTTCTTACTCAGTGTTTCTTGCTTCGCCCAAGCTGCCGTACCTCCAGTACCCCTTATCGCACCACCTATACCTGCTACCGCTGACCTACTAATTGTTGAAAGACCTATAGTCTTCCAAGTTGATGGATTTATCTTCCTGTATTCCTGCAACCACTCCTCTGTGGACATATCAAGGTGAGATTGTGCTATGATTTTTTCAATCTCTTCTGGGTCTATACCCTTATTCTGCATCATTTGCCTTTGTTCTTCATCACTAGGCATTGAGAGCCTTTTAATCTCTTTTGCTGTGAAGAACTCACCAGTATTGATATTCACCATACCAACCCAACGGTCTCCATCATACACTACACCATTGGGTTTGATAGTACCCATTGTTCTAAATTCTGCACCTGTTACAGGGTCTATATCGCCTGTTCGGTAAACATAATCACTTCCCTCTTCAGGTATATCCCTATAGGTAAAGGCAGCATCAATCTCTTCTTCGCTTAACTCTAAAGCCCTTAATAGATTCTCGGTATCCTCATTCCTACCCCTTGAGGCTATGTCATCCAGAAAAGCATCAGGGTCTTCTAATGCTTGGGTTTCAAGAGAAGTAATAGCTTCCTCTACAGATGTAAACTCTGGATACACCCTTTGAATCAAAGATACTTCTTCAGCAACGGGGATTTCAGGTTCCTCAATAGTAGCATTTAGTTCTGCCAGAATAGAACGCATTTCTGGTACAAAGGAGTTATCGCCAGTCTCTTCCCATTCCCTTTTTAGTGTAGCTAACCGATTATGTAAGAAAGCCCTTTTCTCTCTTGCATTCTCACCAGTTAATGTCTCTAATGGTTCTAAGGATATACCTTCTCTCTTCTGGATAAACCTTGCTGCTTTGGCTCCTAGTATCTTCCTAACAGACTTCTTAGGGGGGATATATTCCCCTTCAAATGTTTCTCTTAAATCAGTTACCATTACCGTGTTTTCCTTCTCAGCACAGCTTGCTTGAGCCTGCTTCCTAATGAAATGGGTTTCGGCATTAACTGTGTTCTTAACTGATTGTAAAAATCCTCTTTAGTGAAAAAACGTTTCTTTTTAAGCAATTGGCACCTCCCTTCGTGGCGTCCTCGTTAATTCTCCTGCTTTCTTTGCTGAGCTGGGTACTGTTCCACCTACCCTACCTCCTTCAGGTACAAGAGGCACAGCACCTTCACCTTCTGGCAACTGAGGTGTTTCAGGCACTATCCCTGCCTTTAGTTGCTCTATACTTATTCCCATCCCTTGTGCCATTACAAAAGCCTCCATCTCAGCATCCTCATCCCCATCATCTGCCTTCTCTAAAAGGGATAAGACAATCTTGAGTTTCAGAACATTAGGGTCTACCATCTCCGCCAATTCTGAGTACCAATCCCTCAACATCCCTTTAGGGTCTTCTACCTGTAAGACCTCTTCATAGATATGCTCTCTAGGATACCACTCTTTAGCTTGCTGTGCTATCGACATCCTGGCTATATCAATCTTCGGAGACTTAATATAATACTTATAATCGGTGGTATATTCACCATTTAACTTGCTTGTAGAAAACTTCCTCTTATGACCTGGAGCACCTAACTCCACTGTCCCACCTATTTGTATGACTTGTTTGGTAAACATCTCGGCTGTATCTATATTCAACCATTCTTTAGCTGCTAATATAGGTAGCAGCGGTTGGTCTCTACCTTCCCCAATTTCAATAAGAGCCACCGCAGAGAAAGGCTGACTGACATTCCCTATATCTATATCGGTATAACTCCCTTCCTGTATCGCCTTCTCTAACATATTGTAGACTCGGTCAAATGCAGCAATAGCATCTCCAAAATCTATCATCTTAAGACCACCACCTATTTCCGCAGATACTATCGACCCTGGCTTAAAAGCTTTATCATAATCAGGCCCATCCTGCATTCCACCTTGACTTTCCCATTGAGCAGGTCTCTTAACTGATAGAAAATTCAATGTCTGCCCTATACTAAGACACATATTAAGTTGAGGCACTACACCTCTTATAAGAAAGAATATAGACTCCCCTTCATACTTAAAACTATCCTCATCAAGAAGTATATCCCCATAACCCAATGAAACTATCCCTAATACTACAGGAACATAACCGTATTTATGCTCTTCTTTCCTCTTTTTTCCATCCTTGCTCAGGCTAATCCTCTTCCCATCTATCCACACCTCGTTGTGTTCTTTGTCCCATACATCCAATACCGCACCCCTCTTGCCATCAATCACGATGCCGTATTCAGCCTCTATATCTGCCTTACTACGTCTAATAGCATAAGCAGCCCAATCTAAACCGTTCTCTCCAAACTTACCTCGGATATATCTTCCGTCCCAAGGCATTATGTCAGGTATTAGAACTCCATCCTTTTCCCTGAACAAAACTCTTCTTCCAGTCCTACCCCTGAAACAGAACTGGGCATCAGCAAATGGATTGAGTGCTGGCAGTCGTTGCTTTCTTAACTTATCATTAGCAGCACCAAAGGCACTGTCTTGAAACTCCTCTATCTCATGGGTGTCAAAACTCTCGTCAGCACTCTCAACTATAACCTGCTGCTTTACCGCCCCTAAAGCAGCCGTGACTTGCCTACCATAAACCGCAGGTTTATTAAGGGTAGCATTCACAATCCCTGGTATGGCATGAGCCACCCCATCAACATCAGGTGGCCCCCTCATTACATAATCCTTAAGATGGAGTAAATTATCATCCACCTGCCATCTCTTTTCAAGTTCAGACATCTCATCTTCTTGTTCTTTAACTAAATCTGGATAATTCATCTTACCTCCACTTTAATCTTCTTATTGCACTTCGTACACCCTGTACCCAATGAGAAAGGGAAACCATTTACTATCTCCCTGTAAACGCTCTCTTCACCACAGTAAGGACATTCGCTCGTTACCTTATATTTCTTACCACCCATATAAGACTCCCCATCCAGAGACTCTACATCCGGAGACTCTATCTCATACCGAGTATTAAGAACCGTTTTAACAAACAACCACTCTGTCTCCATATGACCAATCAACCCCATCAATGCAGCATACCGCTCAATCGGAATATTGGTCATATTAACCTTAAAATCATTGATATGCTCATAATACTCTCTTTTATCGGCAAACAATCCCCTTTCCACGCACACATCAAACAGTTTGCTCCCGGGAAAAGGGTTGACCTTACTTAGAAATACGAAAACCCTCCTACAGTGTTCTAACCAAAAACTCAAGGACTCAGCTATGGTCTCTTCTGTCTCCGCTACATCACCAAATATCAGATTACCAGAAAAACCAACCCCAGCTTCCTCTGCCATCTTAATAGCCTCCACAATCTGAGAGACTTTCGTCTTCTTATTCATACTATTCAGAACTGGCTGGCTGGCACTCTCTAAACCATAAGAAAATAAAAAGCACCCTGCCCTCTTAGCTAACTTTAACGACTCTAAATTAAACCTAGCATTGGCATGAGTCTGGAACATCCAATTAAAGTCCCACCCATACCTCTCTTTTCCTTCAATTATACCCTCACAGAATGCAACCATCCTCTTCTTATTAGCAACAAACAACTCATCCAGTATAATCAAAATGTTAAATTGATACCGCTCATAACTTACCTTTATCTCCTCCATTACACTCTCAATAGACCTCGCCCTATACGGAGGTCGGTCATGTCCGTGTATGCAGAATGTACACGAGAAAGGACAACTCCTCGAAGCAACTATATTATAAGGACGAGCATCCGAACGACAATACCTGTATGTCAACCTTGTCGCATGAGAATACTCGTCAATCATATCCTGTATACCAAAAGGCTCATAATCAGGGAATGGTAACGAGTCTATCGGCTTATACTTAGTGTTTTTACCTGTGAATACTGCTTTCATTAATTAAGCCCAACCGTTGTCGATAGGACTTACCTGTTTAATTACTGGAACTAGCTTTTCCTCAATCTCCCAATAGCTACCACAAAAAGCACAAAACCAAACCTTCTCTGGTTCCTCACCAGTATGTTTCCTCCACATAACACCAACGACCCCTTGAGGTGTTTTTTTCTTACAATCTGGGCAATCAAGTAACTTTACTGTTCCGATTTCCTCTATAATCATTCTTCCTCCCAATACCATAAGTTGTCTATACCCTCTAATCGCTTGCCATCTTCAAGCACTCTTACTAATTCCACCATCGCTTCCTCTCCCTCCCCTACTACAGCATAGTCAGGCTTCAAGTCATTGAATATCCACTCAGCATCATTGGTTACTATTTGCCCACCCAATACTATCGGTGTCTTAGTTCGCCTCACTATCCCTATAGCATCCTTCAAGAACCCATAATCAGTACATAACCCCCCCAGTCCTATTAGGTCAGGCTCTACGTCCATTATACGCTTGCTGATAACATCCTGTATCATTAAATAGGCATTGGCATAACCCACTATGTTATTTGGATTACACCCGTATACCTCGTGTCCAGCTTCCTTTAACGCAGCAGCTAGATAACCAAACCCTGAAGGGAAGTCGCTGAACGACAGGAATGACGGATACCCTACACTATAATTATGTGTCGGAACTATCAATAATATCTTCATATCAATGGCTCTGTTAAAGCATAACAATCTTCTTTGTACGGACAGATTGCATTTGTCTTCGGTATTATGTCACAACCTTCTACCTTCTCCCTCTCTACCTTGAGAACTACACCTTTAGAGTGGAGTTTCCTTATAATTGGCATAGCTAAACTACTTATATAAGAATCCCTGCTTTCCTTTGAGAGTTTATACCATTCATCCCATCCACTCCTGCGGATATGCAGTGTGTAAATATGTTCGGCTATCTCTTCCCTTATAATATCCTGCTTACTCATAACTCCTCCCACAAAAAGGATGCTCACCACCACTCCTGCTGGTTCAACCAGCCCACCGCAACAATCGGGGAAACTACAAAAGTGAATATACTTATACCTAAGACTGTGAAAAGGAATTCTGGGTCTCCTATCTCAAAAGTCATAAGCATTAACCCAAAAAACATAGAAGTCGGCAATAATGGCACCATGAAAGCAACAACTGTTACGACAGGCCAAGCAATAATTGATGCTAATATATATACTAGTGTCCTATGGCGAAGCATAAATTTTATCCTCCCTTATCTCTTCTAAAAACCCCACACTGCTTCCTTTACCCTCGGCCTATTACTTACTACTGTCTCTGGCGTGAAGTCGCTTAACAATGCCCTAGCACAAGCCCCCAAGTGGTATTTCTGCTCATCCTTTATCTTGTTTGTCGGGCTTCCCTCGTTGTCCAACTCCCAAAGACAGTTCATAAGTTCCCCTAACCAGTTATAGTTGTCCTCAAAACAGTATATCTTGTTTAATTCCATTAAGCCAATTACCCTATCTACTTGGGCGTTGACCCTTGTAATGGTCGGCGCCGAGATATGCCAGCCGTGCATCCCATATAATTGCCTTGTCTGCTCCTCTGTGGTAACATTTCCACCCACACTCTTTTGAACAGTGTATCCCTGTGTTATTTCTTTCCAGGTGTTGACATGGTTTGGTGCAGATAACCCACCAGGCAGATACTCCTTGAAGCATACTAAGTCGTTCAGCCTCATATACGGAGGCGCCCCCGGTGGTAAGGGTAGTTTGACCTGAGCAAAGAACAATGCAGCAGGATTAGCCGAGCCGAAGTCGTGCCCAGAGTATACAAGCCAGTTCTCCGGTATCTCAAAGCGTGCTATCTTACAGACTGCCTCATTGAAAGCCTTGTAGACTAACCAGGATAATTGTATCTCATCATCCTCCGCCATTATCTCCTGCCGGTAAGATTGCTTGGACATATCCTTGATTACTTCCACAAGAGCGTCACGGCTAATAAAGGGATTGTCGTGTGATGTGAAGTGGCATGCCTGCCATCGACCAGTGGTATCAGCTTGAGCCATCTTAAACATCTTGGCAGCATGCCGGGGGTCTCTTGCCTTACTTACGCCAGCACTCCTCAGAGAAGGGGGAGTATAGATAAACACCGCATCTCCGTTATTGTCTAAGAGCATAGGAGCACCAACTATCTCCCAAGCATCCTCATTAGTGAGTTGGTATTCGTCAAATATAAGAAGGCTGGCATAATCTCCACGTAATGAGTCCGCATTCCACGCCGTCTTGGCTTTTATACGTTGCTCCGTCCCAACTCGCTCAATAAACCGCTCCGAGTTATTCTGCTGGAATATACCAGTCTCAACTAGCGGAGCTAATGCCTTCGTGATTTCAAACCAAAACTTCTCAGTCTGCTCGCTAGTGGGAGCAGTATATAGCACTCGCCGTTTCTGTAAGAACGCCTCAACTGCCTTCATAGCAGCCCCAACAGTCTTACCACCACGCCGTCCAGCCCGAACAATAATCCGCTTTACCGCGCTTTTAACAAACTCTACCTGATGAGGATGCCTTTCCGATAGGGGTAGCTCTATCTGTATCTTTGTCTTTTCGGCTGTTACCATCTTTTACCCTTCAGTGTTCCTCTCCCTGTATACAACCTCAATAACAATATCACCAAGTATAGCGTGCTTGTCTATTACTGTGCCATCTACTCTGTCCCATAATTGCTTTACCATCTTAGCTTCGCCCCTGGCAGCCCCAGCTAGAATAGCCCTCGAAATCTGCTCACGCCACAGCTTGTCTTTAGGTCTAGCAGTAGGGGAAATAAACTCAGCCTCTTCGTTAAGTTTGTGTTTAATGTCTGCAGTAAGGCTATATCCTTCAGGGTTAGTAAGTTCGCCATTCTTTCTTTTCTCAGCCAGTTTAGCTCTGCCTATAGCGAGGTTAGCTTTGGAGTTAGGGCTACTACCTTTGCCTTTGCCGTTAGTTCTCAAAGGCTTTTTCAGAGAAGTCATACCTTAATGATAAAATAGAATACTCCTCTTGTCAAGAAATGTGGATGTCTAAGCATAAATACCTAGATAAAGGTAGGTAATTTGGCGGATGTTTTGCAATCTAGTATAGTATATTATGAGAGTAAATAATAAAGGAGAAGGAATAATGAAACTAATTAAGCAGAAGCCTTGTGGTTGTAAAGCTTACTCTTCCTTTGGTTTACCAGTTGAGATACTGTGCAAGAGGCATCTCAACAAAGTGGTTGAGGAAGCGGAGGAGACCGAAAGGAAACGGGCGAGAGTAAAGGAGGGAAGGTAAATGACAACTAAAAGGGAACTTATACTAGAGGTTTATGAAAAGGCACTCGAAGAAGAAAGCCAGAGACATAATGAGGTGCTGAAGAAAGCCCGGGAAGAATGTCTTAAAGCTCTAAGAGAAGAGAGACAAGGAGTTAAATGAAGAATACAATACTGGGTGACTACGTGACACTCAAACAACTTATAGCTTGGCGGTATCTGGATAGCTGCTACTGCCCATTACACCTTATGCTATCCCGGTCAGCACCTATGCCACACGCAATGATAAGTAAGAATTAAAGGAGAGAAAGAAATGACAAAATTATACTACGACAACAGCAAAGACCTCTACGAAGGGTTGATTATTGAGATAGAAGATGGGATACAAAGCCAGGTAGGGGAAATATACCCTGCCTTTAGAGATAAATACGGTCTTCTGTTTGCAGCATCTCCAGATATGTATAAGGCTTTGAAGGTCTGCCTTGCAACTAACAGATGCCACAATGATGAAGAGGCAAGAGTATTTGATATAGTGAGAGAAACTCTACTGAAAGCGGAAGGTAAATAATGTTAAAGTGCCCAAGATGTCACGGGCAAGCCTGGATGGAACTGCTTTACAACGAACAGCGTAACGAGTATTACAAGCAAAAGTTCTGCAGGTGTGGATACCGCGGGCCCCGAAAATTCATGGGAATAACACGGGAAAGAATAACAGACCTATTACGATAATGCTCTCTTAATAGTACTCCTACTTACTCCGAAAGTAGCCATTAGTTCCTAAGTAGTCTTGCCTTCCTGTGCCTGTTTCTTTATCTCCCCACGTCTCTTAGCATAATAAGGCTGAACTTTAATCCCACTCTTAAACTCCTCAAACTCTACTGACCTTCCAAGCCGTCTCCATTTAATAGTACACCATGAGCATATCATACGCCCCCGGTACTTTGATAAAAACTCATTGTAGATTGATCCATGCTCGATAATTCCGCAACTTTCACACTGCTTCTTTGCTTCAGCTTTAGGATAGTTGTGGAACCCTCCAGTACCTCTGTTATTTATCCTGCCATCTAACATTCTAACCTCATAACATACTGGTTATCTTTTCGTAGCTTAATTATCTTATAGAGTTTGAAATTTAATTTTTGCATCTGACTTTCCCAATACTTATAAGCCGTGCAGGGCATACAGCCTATCCTTTCGGCACCTTTAGCGTAGATAGGATTATTGGGCAAGCCCATATTAGTAATATAGCCCTTCACTTCCTCTGGAGTCCACCACATGATAGGGTGTATCCTTTGAGTTTTACTTTTCTTTGAGTAAAAACACCACCCATAGTCACGGGCATTAAACATCCTCATCCTGTTCTCAACTGCCGTGATGCCAGTTATCTCAGCTTCAATACTGAGTTGTTTAACTACTTGGCGCATTGGCTTCTCTTTAACCCAATAACAACAATCGTTATGTTTTTTTCTCTTGCCTGTATCGTAGCCACCCTGTTTCATAATATCCCAATATGTCTTTTCAGGATGAGTAACAACCAAGTTCAAATCCCACTTCTCGGCAATCTCAGCCACGTATGATACTGTTTCAGGATATTCTACGCCTGTATTGTTAAACACTACTAGAATATCTGGTTGAAGTTGCCAAGCCATATGAAGGACAACTAGGCTGTCTTTACCGCCTGAGAAAGCCACCGCTACCTTACCCTTGTATTTCATCAGGTTGGTAGCAATCAGGCCTTGTGTCTCAAGATACTTTTCAGAGAACGGACGATTTACTTTCTCAGCAACTTCTTTAATCAAGTTCATTCTAACCTCGTACAATTATGTAGACTCCGAGATAACTACTTTCACCTTAATAACTTTTGGCTTCCAACCATCACCTTCCCAAGTAAACATTCTGTTACGATGTTCTCTTGCTATTTGCCGTGTCCTGAATAGAGCAGTTAGGCATCCTTCTGCAGATGCTGGTATAGGATAACTAAAGAAATATCTACCCAGTAAGCCATGACCTTCGGGCGATTGTGTGTCTATCGCCCAAGCTGTAAATTCTTCCATCATTCCCT